CCCACTATATTTTTTTTGTTGTTCCCTTATATAGGGTTATGTCTGATATTGTTACTTTTTCTATTTCTGGATTTAATGATGAAGCTGAAATAGCCCCTAAAGCTGAAAGCACACATACACCGATAATAGTGTATATAACTTTCTGTTTGACTGTATACTTGCTAGACTTATAAAACTTAATTAGATACTTACCACCATAATAAATAATAGCGAATGGCCAAAAAAATATAATAAGCAGTATCTTCTGCCATGTCATTTTCTTTTCTTTCATTTTTCCCTTCTCCTCTTTTTTAATTACAAGTGTTTGCGACCATTTTTATGACTGAAAATGACCGTATTTTATTTTTCTTCTCTTTTTATATCTTGCACGATTTCATTCAATACATCCACAAAACAACAATCTAATACATTACAAATAGAATTCAAGGCATCTACACTTATTGATATTTTCCCTTTTTCATATGCATGAATAGTATTTCTTGCTTTGCCTACTTTTAGTCCAACATCATTAAGTGATAGATTTTTAGATTCTCTTATTTTTTGGAGTTTCCTTCCAATTCTAACATCAATATCACTCATTTGTTTCACCACCTTTCTGATAATATTATAGCAAAAAACTCTACGTATGTGCATTCAAATTGTACAAATAACACGAAAAATATACAATGTGCATTGACAATGGACAGATGATGGTGTATTATGTGCATTGTAGATGAACAAGAAAGGAGGAAACGATGGGATATACAATTAAACAATTGCGAGTCGGAATGAATATGAACCAAGTCCAATTCGCTAAATTCGTCGGAATGAATCCAGATACCTACGCCAAAAAGGAACAAGGTAAAAGAAATTGGTTAGCTAAAGAAATTATTAAGATAGCACTTGCCTGTAACGTAAAAGTTGAAGACATTATCTTAGAATAATTTTTTTTAATCAAAATGTTCATTCACAATGCACATTCAAGAAAGGAGAAAAAAGAAATGAACGAATTATTAAGAGTTAATTATGACAGTGACAGAATCACACTGTCAGCAAGAGAACTACATGAATTCTTGGAAATTGAAACACCTTTTAAAAAATGGTTTCTAAGAATGACTGAATATGGTTTTAATCAAAATTTTGATTATAGAGAGGTTATGGACAAAAATGTCCATAACCCTAAAGGTGGAAGACCCTCAACTGACTATGAAATCACTCTAGACATGGCAAAAGAAATTGCAATGATCCAAAGAAGTGAGAAGGGTAAACAGATCAGACAGTACTTTTTGGAACTCGAAAGAAAGTGGAATAGTCCTGAAGCAGTAATGAACAGGGCTCTTGAATATTCAAGAAAGCAAGTTCAAGCGCTTCTTCAGACAAATGAGAAACTAGAACTTGAAAACAAGATGAAGGATCAGCAGCTAAATGAATTAAAGCCAAAGGCTGATTATTATGATCAGATTCTTCAAAGCAAATCATTGGTATTGATTTCTCAGATTGCTAAGGACTATGGAATGGGAGCCCCAACGATGAATAAGAAACTTCATGAGTTGGGTGTTCAGTATAAGCAAGGTGGCCAGTGGCTTCTATATAGCAAATATCAGAACAAAGGCTACACACATTCTAGAACTATCAATATCACAAGAAGTGACGGCCGTTCTGATGTGAGAATGCAAACAGAATGGACACAGAAAGGAAGACGGTTCTTGTATGAACTTCTTAGAAAGAACGGTATTCTTCCAATCATTGAGCAGAATTAGGCGGTGATCATCATGGATGAATGGAGTATCTCAATTGATGAAGTTATGAAAATAACTCACAAAAGCCGTGACTTCATCCTAAACGCTATAGAACAGGGCGTAATGCCTGGGTCAGTAGTAAAACATGACTCAGGTAAAAGAAGTACTTACATCCCTAGAAAGGCTTTCATGGATTACATGACAAAGTTTTATAGAGCTCCATCAGATAAGTTGATTGCAGCAGTGGTAGAGGAGCTCACTAAAAGAAAGACAATTGAATAAGTAGCTTTAGTTGCTCGTAGGCACCTAAGGCTAGGAGACAAATAATAATTCGTAGAATGAACTGCAATACATAATTTAACATTTCTCTTTTTGGGTAATTCCATTGACTATACATACCTACTGTATACGGTCTCCTAGCGCTAAGTGCTTATGAGCACAAAAAAAGAACACACGACTGGCATCGTGTGCTCCCACTCAATCTTCTAGGAAAAGATTGATAAAAATCAGACAGTGATAAGTATATCACGGAAAGAGGTAATTATGAATAGTAAAAGAATCTTATTAATTACAATTAATTTGTTTGTTTTAGGAATGGTCATCTCAATGATCACATCAGGCACAAATTGGGACAGTACAGCTGTACATGTCTCAAGTGCTTTCTCGTTAGGATTAAACATCCTGTTTCTAGAATACATCGGATTAAAGGGGGATAAATAACATGATCAAACACATAGAAACACCATTCTTACATCTTGAGATTAAAAACGGGAACTGTGAAGTAACAGGCAGAGGAAACACATGGCAGTACTTATTACTCTTTGCTTACATCGTTAAAGTTGCAAAAGAAGGGGGCTTTGCTAGTGGGTTTGATAGTGAGAGAGAAAAAAAGGAATTCAATAGAATTATAAATAAGGTGTATGAAAGTCCAGACGATGCAATTGAGGCATTTGGACCATTAGGGGATGTAAATACAGTCTCTGATATCTTAGAAGCACTAGATAGATTGTTCGGAGGGGATTACGTAGATGGAGAATAAGAAAGATATCCTAGAGAGCCTGTTTGAGACTCTCACTAGAACTAGAAAGTGGAAAGATGAAATAGCAGAAATGCTTTACCACAAGGATAAGAACGGCAATGAAGAGGTCCTTGTCAGATTGTATGAAGGTAACCAAGAAGTGTTCATTGATGTTACTGGAGACAGTGGCATGGCTCTAATTAAAGATGTAATCGCAGCTTTAGAGGAAATACGATGACTTCCTTCAAAGGATTGTTCGATTGTCTCTATGATCCGATTCCAAAAGAAAAAGAAGGGTGGCTCTCTCAGAGAAGAAAAGGTATCGGCGGTTCAGATGCTGGAATCATTGAAGGTGTCAACCGCTACACCACTCTCCACGAACTTTGGGAAGACAAAACAAATAGGCAAAAGAGACCTCAGGTCTCAAATCATGCCATTGAGATGGGAAACCGTCTAGAGCCTGTTATGTTCAACCTGTTTGAGGCGCTCTATGGCGATGACTATGAAGTCATTGACACAAAGAATTACTCGTTATCCAGGAAAGATAAGGATTGGATGCGAGCCAACTTGGACGGCGCTCTAATCAGAAAAGAAGATGGATCAACAGGAATACTTGAAATAAAGTCAACCACCATTAACAAGTGGCAGTACTTCCAGGATGAATGGGGCGATGATTCAATGCCTCAGACATATTACTGTCAGTGCCTTCACTACATGAACGTAACAGGTGCTGAATTCGTTGTCTTATTCGCTATTGCTATGATGCCGTGGTGCGATGAAACCAAGACAATTATAAGAAGAATTGAAAGAAGCGAAGTGCTTTTGGATTTAATGAAGTTGGAGGCTGATGAAGAAGCCTTCTGGCAAAAGCACATCGTGGAAGATAAGGAACCAAATTTTATTTAAAGGAGAAAAAGAATGAGATTTAAGAAAGAAATTAAAGACCGTCTCTATGGCGGGTATCTCGGTGTTGTCACTGACAAGATTGATTTTGAAATTATCAAAGTCATGCTTGCAGATGATAAAAAGAAAGTTGAAGGGCTTGAGTGGCCTTTCGGTGCAGTGAGTGCAGTTATCGCAGTTGCACCAGACGGATCAGTAGTCGCATTAAAAGAAGAACACGCTGAAAGCTATGAATTAGTAAAGTATCAGGATGCAGTGGAAGAAGATACACAGCCTATTGATGCAGATATCAATGAAGTTGCGGAGATGCCTAGTTTAAGTGTTGTAAAGGTCATTCCAGCACAGATTGAAGGCTGTAACGTAAAACACTTCAAAGAGGCTTTAAAGTCTTATTTGAAACGCTATGACGGCATTGTAGTGACTGCAGATAATTATAAAGAGTTATCTGATGTTGTTTCTAAGCTGAAGAAAGAAAAAGACAATGTCAATGAAAGCAAGAAGGCAGTCAAAAAAGAAGCAATGAAAGTCTACACAGACTTTGAGAACGATATGAAAGAAGTTCTTAAGATGTTTGATGCTTCTATTAGCTCATTATCTAGTGATATTAAGGAATTCACAGATAAGGAAGTAGCAGAGAATGAAATGGTTGTAAGAAAACTCATTAATAAGGCTCTTAATGATTATGTGCATAGAGATGACTTTGATGGATATTGTGCAACTAAGGTTTTCTCTATTGATCCGCGCTGGAGTTCATTAAAGAAGTTTATAAACAACAAGAAGCCAACCAAAGCGCTGGTAGATGCAATCAAGAATGAATGTGAAAGAACTAAGGAAACATATAAATCATATATGCAGCGTTGTGAGTCTTTAGACATCTATTTAGAGGCTAGATGTAAAGAAACTGATGTTGATCAGCAGATGATTGATGTAAGTGTCTATAGAGATAAGTTAAGAGACGGCTCTTTTGAAGACATTAAGCCACTCCTAGAAAGAAGATTTAGAGAAATCCTCGATAGACGAGATGAACAGGAACATCAGAAGAAAGAAGAAGCAAAGAAGGAAGAAGTTAAGCAGCAGGAAAAGCCTGTAAATGTTCCTTCAGAAGAAAAAGAACCTCTAAAGATGTTGGTTGGTAAAATCGTAGGAACAAATGCTGCACTAAATGAATTAAAAACATCTCTAGACTATCTCAAAGCCAAATATGATGGTTGTTTCGATTATGATTTAAGATTCCCTAGAAAGAAGAAAGAAGGTAAATAACAATGACAGTTAAAAACAGTTTAAGAAAAGACACAACAAACAAAGCAAAATTCAGTACTTTTATCGCAAGCCCAGCAGTACAGAGAAAAATCAATGATGTTGTCGGCGGTAAGAATGGAACACGTTTCATCGCTTCTATTACTTCTACAGTTGTCAATGATCCAAAGCTTCAGGAGTGTGAGCCTAATAGTATCATTACTGCCGCATTCCTTGGTGAAGCGCTTAACTTATCTCCTTCTCCTCAGTTAGGACAATACTACTTTGTACCTTACAAGACTAAGAGAGGAACAGTGGCACAGTTCCAATTAGGTTATAAAGGCTACATTCAGCTAGCTATCAGAAGTGGACAGTATAGAAAATTAAATGTTATTTCGATTAAGGAAGGTGAATTAATCCGTTATGACCCTCTTAATGAAGAGATTGAAGTCAGATTAATTGATGATGAACTTGTAAGAGAGAACGCTAAGACAGTCGGCTATTATGCAATGTTTGAATATACAAACGGCTTTAGAAAAACAATGTACTGGTCAAAAGAGAAGATGGAAGCACATGCGCTTAAATACTCTCAAGGATATGCAGCAGATAAAAGAAAAGGCACTAACTGGACATTCTGGTCTAAAGATTTCGATGGAATGGCATATAAGACTATGCTTCGTCAGTTGATCAGTAAGTGGGGTATCATGTCAATTGATCTGCAGAATGCTATTGATGCAGATATGGCAGTAATCAATAGTGATGGCACAAAAGAGTATGTTGATGCTCCTGTTACATTTGTAAACGATGAAGAACCACAGGCACATGAAGAAGCACCTAAAGCAATCGAACATGAAAGTTCAGCGCCTAAAGCACCACAGCCACATGAAGAATCTGACAAGGTTCTAGAAGAGGCGATAGTCAATACTGATTTCGGCGATGCTGAATTTGGTGACTTTGGTGAAGATTTTGATTATGAACAGTTCTAATTAAAGAAAGGAAGACATGAGGGATGGATGAAAAAAGAAGATGGATCAAGTTATACATGATGGACTACGACGAAGTCTATCATGATTCAAAAATGCTACACCTTTGGATTGACATCCTTCTTCATGCCAATCCTGTTGATTACTACCATCATGGACAGCTTATCAAAAGAGGACAATGCATTTTGTCTCTTAGACAGGTATCGGAAAGATGCGGGATGGCAAAAAACACCATTACTAAATATCTTCACCTCTTAGAAGAGTGCGGAAAAATCAAATTAGATATATCTAGAAAAGGCACTCTTATAACAGTTGAGAACTGGGACAAATATCAGAACCGTGTCTCACCTAGTGTCCTAAAAATAGGACAAGAGGTAGGACAAGAGGTAGGACAAGAGGTAGGACAAGAGGTAGGACAAGAGGTAGGACGTAATAAGAATAAAAGAATAAAAGAAATAAAGAATAAAAGAAGACTGTCTGTCAGTGACTCTGACTTGTCTGATTTAAAATCTTTTCTTATTGAAAATGACTTTGAAGAAGTTGCCGATGAAGTAATAGAAACATGCAAACTCTATGGACTTGAGAAAATAACCAATCTAAAGAACTTTGCTTTAGCAGTAGCAAAAGAAAAGAAATGGTACCAGAAGAAAAAGAAACTTAAAAAAAGAGTAACTGAAGAGGATAAAGAAGAATTAATACGATTAACGGAAGAACTAGGAGGGGATTTATAAATGGAACTAGTGAATAACAAGAAGTTAGAAGCAGTTGCTGACTTTCTAACAGATATTGAAGTTGATGGGAGATTTCTATGTTCATACTTCAATAACTCTCTAAAGAAAAAATTAGATGTACCTTGTGATACTGATGTTTGTGAAGAGACATGCCCATTTTATTCAAAAGATAATTTTATTAAATGGTTTAAAGAGGAAAATCAAAATGAAAAAAATCAGATGTGAGATATACAGGGATAGCATGCAGAATTATAAGAGATATGCTATCCCAAAAGCCCAATTGATTATTGCCGATGTACCTTACAACGTTGGTAATAATTTCTATGGATCTAACCCTATGTGGTACAAGGGCGGAGACAACAAGAATGGCGAATCTAAATTAGCTGGTAAATCAGCATTTAATAGTGATTTTAATTTCAATCTATACGAATATTTTCATTTCTGTTCAAGAATGTTAAAGAAAGATGATCATAAGAAACAGAAACGCGGAAGAAGTTCCGATAGTCCATGTATGATAGTATTCTGTTCATTTGAACAGATGCCAACCCTAATAGATGCAGGAAAGAAGCATGGTTTTGTGAATTATATTCCTTTAGTTTTTATCAAGAATTACAGTCCGCAGGTATTAAAAGCCAATATGCGAGTTGTTGGCGCAACTGAATATGCTCTTGTTATGTATAGAGATAAGCTGCCAAAATTTAGAAATGGCGTTAAAACTGACCCCGAAACAGGAAAGAACATCAAAGGAACAGGGAAAATGATATTTAACTGGTTCAATTGGCAAAAAGACGGAAAAGAAATTCCAAAAATCCATCCAGCACAGAAACCGGTGAATGTACTCAAACAGTTAATAGAAATATTTACCGATGAAGGTGATGTTGTTATTGACCCTTGCTGTGGCAGCGGTAGCACATTAAGAGCCTGTCTTGAATTAAATAGAAATGCATATGGTTTTGAAATCGACAGAAACTTTTATACTCGTGCTAAGAACGAAATGCTTGTGAAATCTAAAAATGTACAGACAAGTATGTCTGATTTTCTAGGAGGAGAAGAAGATGCTTAATGCAGAAAGATTTAAAGAAAAAATTTTGGATGTTGTTGAAGATGATAAAAAATATAATTTCGCTATCAAAGATGATGATCCAAATGCATTTTCTAATTGCCATAGTGATATCTCATGCAAAAATTGCATATTTACGAGTTTAAAGAACGGTAAAAACTGTCTTTACAATAGATTTAATTGGCTTTTATCAGAGTACAAAGAAAAAATCATTCTATCTAAATTTGAATATAACATTTTAGAGAAGGCACATAACAGACGCTTTGAGTATATCATCAGAAAAGAATGCGGTGGCCTACGTGCATACCGTTGCAAGCCTTACAAAGAGCATTTTGTCTGGTATCCATACGATAGAAACGAGATGCCTTACGATTTAACTTTATTTGATGATTTATTTGCTTTTGTCACGTTTGAAGATTCAGAGCCTACATCAATTAACAATGTGCTTAATAATTGTGAGGTGGTCAATGATGCTGAATAATAAAGAAGAGAGAACCTCATTTTTAAGAAATGAGAAGAACTGGGAAGCTGAGTATTTAACAGCTGATATTAAAATGCTGACTTTAAAATTAACACCTAAACTATATGTCAGAAAAATTCAAGTGATGGGCTTTAATAAATATTTTAAAAAAAGTGGATGGTATACGCAGTTTACTAAGTTCTTTTATCCTGATGATCTATATTATGGTCCTAATGCTTCAGATACAGAATTATTAAAATATTTAACTGCACATAAAAATGATGATTACATTGAAGACTTAGAAGTAGAAGGAGAACAGTAAAATAATGAGAATAAATGAAGTGTTAACAAGAGTCGATGAAGATGAACTCATTGACATTAGATGTAAAAGTTGGAATTTTTGTATACAAGGAACAAAATGGGAAATCACTCATAGTGACACATTCATGGATAACCATTATGGAGATATGTTAGTAACTCATATTGAAGTAAATGATTCGCCAAGAGGACACGCAATCATGCTATTGGCTGATTCTGGAGAAAGTATAAGAGGTTAGATTTATGAAACTCTATAAGCCAAAAAGACCTAGTGTCAACCCTCAGTGCAGTATGTTCTTCGTTGGTGATCAAGGCTTTGTGAAATATGGCGATGAACGCTATTTGGAATATTTAGAAAGATATTGTGATGATCTAGAGGAATACTGTGACGGATTGAAAGAGATTATTCATGAACTGATTTTAAATACTAGACCAGATGATGAATTATTCCTTTCGGTTATAGAGCGAGTTCCATTAGAAGACTTGGAAAAGCCAAAAATGATAAATAACCTGTTTTTAGCAAAAAAACATAAAGGAGAAAAATAGATGGATTCACATGAATTAAATAATATGCTTGGTGCTCTTGTATCAAATTGTCCGGAACTTGAAAAAGTATGCGAGACATGGGGCGACCAGCATATGCTAACAATTGCAATGGAAGAAAATGCAGAACTTATACAAGCAATATCAAAAATCAAACGTAATGGATTGGACCCAATCAACGCTTCACATTTGGATGAAGAGACTGCAGATGTATTGATATGTATCTGTGAGTTATTTGTGATGGGATATCTAGATGTCCATAAAATTGCTGAAATCATAGAAAGAAAAGTAGAAAGATCTATGAGAAGAACTCAGGATCATATAAAGGAATTAGAAGAGGAGGCTAAGCATAATGGTGAATTTTAGTGCCGAAAAAGTACAGGAAATTGTAGAAGAAAAGGAAGCTGAATATAAGAAGCTAGAAGAAGAGTATTCATATTTGAAAGAAGAATATGGAGAGCTTGAAGAAGTATGCCAAGATTTAAAAAAAGAAAATAATACTCTAAAAAGAGAAAAAACAACTCTAATGAAAGCGAATGCTACTGTATTGAACTTCTACAGAGAAGATTGTGGGAAAATGGATGATCTTCAGAAGTTGAATAGTAAACTTGTTAGAAGCAGCAAAGCAGCTAACAGGGATTTCTTTATTCTCGCAGCAGCTTATGTTGCTACACTAGTGCTAATGATTTACTTGTTTATCAGATAAGGGAGGAATGATATAGATGTTTTTATTGCAGGTATTAGGAAATGTATTTTCTGTGTTTGCTATTGTCATGCTGATTGTTGGCGTTCTTATTGTGGTATCTGTGATTGCAATTGCAGTTTTCGTTATTGTGTCGGTCGTTGTGAACGGCATAGAAGAAGATAAGGAGCGCAATAACTTATGACAAGAAAAGACAAGGAGGAACACTATTAATGCTTAATCGTGCTTTATTAGTCGGAAGACTTACAAGAGACCCCGAACTAAGAAGAACAGGGAGTGGAAAGGCAGTCACTTCTTTCAATCTAGCAGTAGAAAGAAATTTCAAGAGCGATGATCAGGAGGCTGATTTTATCAACTGTGTATGCTGGGGGAAGATTGCAGAAAATACAGAACGTTACTGTTCTAAAGGTTCGATGGTTTCAGTAGATGGAAGAATCCAAACAAGAAACTATGAGAACAACCAAGGACAAAAAGTCTATGTAACAGAAGTGATTGCTGACTCTGTACAGTTCATTAACACTAGAAAAGAAAATCAAGCTGCACCACAAGCACAAGTAAATAATCAAGCACCTGTTAATAACTATGCGAATAATGGACTGATTCATCAGTTTGAGGATGAAGGCTTAATCATGGATGAAGAGGATATCCAATTCTAATGAGCAAGTACAACTCAAGAAAAACTAAAGTTGACGGCTTCATATTCGATTCCAAGAAGGAAGCAAAACGTTATCTAGAACTTAAACAGATGGAAAAAGACGGATTAATTCATAATCTACAATTACAGGTACCTTTTGAGTTAATCCCTCCTTTTGAAATTGAGATTGATGGCAAAAAGAGAAAAAGAAGAAGGATGGAGTATATCGCTGACTTCGTCTATTACATCAATAACGTTAAAGTTGTGGAAGATGTCAAAGGCAGAAAAACAGAAGTATATAAGATTAAGAAAAAGATTTTTGAATATAAGTTTAAGACAACTATAAAGGAGACTTAAGATAACTACACAGGGCATTGAGTTCTTTTTTGTTTAACTCATAAGAAAATTTAAAATAAGAAAATCTAATAGGATACTCTTAATAGATTTGTTTCTAAAAGCAAGGCAACTCTCATGGACTTGATGCCCTAACATATTCTTAAAACCTAACAAACAACAGCAGTGTCATGGCTTTGCTTCAATCTCATTCACCTTCTTTTGCAAAGAATAAGAGTATGAAGCGCTAATTTTGCTATCCAACTATGAGTTATGATATTGCTGGGAGAAGAGAAGACACAAATTGAAAACCAATAGGAAGAGTAAAGGCCTGTTTTCTTCTTCTCCAGAAAGGAGGTTAATTTTTGTTTTTTATTTTATTTGTACTGGTGATAGTGATTTATTTATTTTTCATTTTTGAATAAGGAGGTAATCAGATGACGCCAGAAGAGACAAGAAACTATCTTAAAAGCTATAGGAATATGCGCAATCGAGTGGAGTACATCAATAACAAGATGATTAATGTTAAATCAATCAGATATGATGACAGTCCTAACGGTTCATATTCAGAGCCTAAGACTCAGAACGATTACATCATGATGAAGGATAAGTATATTGCTCAGATGTCTCTTATTCGTGAGGATATTGAGAAACTAGACAACATGAATCATCGTGATGCATTGTTTTATAAGTATGTCGAACTAATGAGTGATTATGATATAGCCGACTTGATGCAGTATTCAGTAGGAACGGTAAGACACTTCCTTTGTTCTGGTATCATCGAATTATCTGAAGTTATAAATGATAAAAATATAACAGAAAGTATAGAAAAGTCATGAAATCAAAACGCATTAGTAATATAAAGGTGCTAACATATAACATGTGGAAATAGTTTGATAGGGAACTATGATTTCAAGGCGCTTGTATAAGTGCCTTTTTATTTTGCCAGGAAGGAGAATAACAGATGAATGACATCAAGATAACGCAGAAGCCTATTGCTGATCTAATCCCTTATAGTCGCAATCCTAGAAGGAATGATGAAGCCGTTCCGATGGTAATGAACAGCATTAAGGAGTTTGGTTTTAAAGTTCCTATAGTGATTGATAAGAATAATATCATCGTATGCGGTCATACAAGGTTTAAAGCAGCGCTAAAGCTAGGACTTGAGACAGTTCCATGCATAGTAGCCGATGACCTCTCAGACGAGCAGATTAAGGCTTTTAGACTAGCAGATAACAAGGTATCAGAGAGAGCGGAATGGGATTTTGAAATCCTAAGCGGTGAACTTGATGACATTATCAATATAGACATGGATTCATTTGGGTTTGAGTCAATTGAATTTGAAGAACCTGAGGAAGACGATTCTGAAAAGGTTAATGAAAGAGAAAGAACAGGAAACGCATATAACCTTGATGAATATGATGAACTTAGAGCAATAGGATTCTATCAAATGCCTACACTTGAAAGAATTGACTATGTTCCTGATGATCTTGTTGGCTTCAATTATGTATTGAATTCTGATAGATATGAATCAGGTGTTCATTTTTACATTGATGACTATCAATTTGAAAGAATTTGGGCATCTCCTCAGATGTATGTTGATAAGCTGGCACAGTTTGACTGTATTCTTACTCCTGACTTTTCTCTTTACATGGATATGCCTATGGCCATGAAAATATGGAATGTATACAGAAGCCGTTTAATTGGTCAGATCTATCAGGATAGAGGGCTTAGAGTGATTCCTACTGTATCATGGGCTGAACCAGAAACATTTACTTTTTGTTTTGATGGTATTCCTTCTAACAGTACAATTTCAGTTTCTACTATTGGAGTTAAGCGCAGCAAGGAAGCCACAAAGATATGGACACAGGGCATGGACGAAGCTATGAAGAGGCTGAAGCCAAAGAACATACTTGTTTATGGTGGTGACATTGGCTATGACTTCAAGGGGGCTAATGTAAAATACTATGATAATCATGTGACAGAAAAAATGAAAAAATTAAAGAATATATAAATCATATATCGAAAGGAGCATAATATATATGAGTGGAAGAGGTGCATCAAGTGGAATAAGCAAAAAGAGAAATGTATACGGCTCACAATTTCACGCTGTAAAAGATTCTAATGGTAAAGCACTTGTAAGTGGGAATGTTAAATTTATTCAATCGAATTCAAGAGATTCCGAAAGTCTTATGGAAACAATGACAAAAGGAAGGGTATATGCGCTTACTGGTGGAGATGATTTGATAAAAATTGTATATTTCGACAAAGAAAACAAGCATGTCAAAGAAATAAATTTTGGGCATAAACATGCAGGCTTAGACCCCCATGTACATCACGGATATTTTCATAATGAGAATGATGGCAAAAAAGGCGCTACTAGATTAACCAAGGAAGAAAAGAAAATGGTTGAAAGCGTTGAAAAAGTATGGCATGCTTATCTTAGCAGAAGATAGTTTAGGCTGGCAGAACAGGTTGATAGACAAGGCATCGGTTCAATTCCGGTTGACTGCTAAGAATTTAGGAGCTCTTAAGGGCTCCTTTTTATGTTATTGAAAATGGTGAATTGACAATAAATTTAGCTAATAAAAAAATCAATAAATAAAAAGGCAGGTGATAGCAATGGCAAAAAGTGAGTTCGCAAACATGACACCAGAAGAAAGAAGAGAGAACGGCCGAAAAGGCGGACTTGCATCTGTCAAGGCAAGAAGAGAAAAGAAGGCAATGAAAGACAATCTTGCATCGCTTCTTTCCATGTCTCTCAAATCCGGTAAGATAGCTGATGTGGACACAATAAAGAACTTTGCTGCATTGAATGGCAAGAATGTGACTGTACAGGATGCAATACTCATTAAACAGGTTCAAAAGGCAATGAAGGGCGACACTAAGGCAGCAGAATTCATTAGAGACTTGAGCGGTAATAAGCCTGGCAGTAGTCTTGACATCAAGTCAAATGGACAGATAGTAATTATAGATGACATCGAATAGAGCAAAGCTTTCTGACATTATAGGCCCAGCGTTCTATGATCTTCATAAATATGTTAAGACCAATGCATATACACATTACTGGCTCAAGGGTGGACGTGGTTCCTTAAAATCTTCTTTCATTGGTACAGAAATTCCTTTAGGGATTATGAGAGATGCGAAACGTGGTGTAATGAGTAATGCCGTTGTTATCAGACGTGTAAAGGACACTTTAAGGGGTTCAGTCTATGAACAGATAAAGTGGGGCATATTCATGCTGAAGGCTGAAGAAGATTGGGACATACCTGAATCTAAGCTGCAGATGACATACAGGCCGACAGGACAACAGATAATATTCAAAGGTGCTGACAATCCTAAGAAGTTGAAATCTATCAAGGTGTTTGTCGGTTATGTTAAATATGTCTGGTATGAAGAATGTGACGAATTCGAAACATACGATAAAATAACCAATATCAATCAGTCACTTCTTCGTGGTGGGCATGAGTATTGTGTATTTTACTCTTTTAACCCTCCCGAATCACAACGTAATTGGTGCAACAGGCAAGTTCTAGTAAAAAGGGATGATACATATGTCTCTCATACAACTTACTTACAAGCACCACCTCAGTGGCTTGGGGAGCAGTTCTTAATAGAAGCCGACCACATGAAGGAGACAAAGCCTGATAAGTACAGGCATGACTATTTGGGAGAGGTAACCGGTACAGGTAGTGAGGTTTTCACAAACCTTGATATACGTGAGATAACCGACGAGGAAATACAGGTATTCGATAGATTAAAAAACGGACTAGACTTTGGTTATGCTGGTGACCCATTAGCATATGTTAAAGCAAACTATGACAAGACGCGCAGGCGTCTTTTTATTTTTGGCGAAGTATATGGAACTAGACTATCAAATGCCAAGGCCGTCAAACTTATCAAGGAGATCAACCCACTCAATAAGCTAGTCACTGCCGATTCAGCTGAACCAAGAACCATAAATGAATTTAAACTATTAGGTCTCAATATCATCGGTGCAAAGAAAGGCGCTGACAGTGTGGACAATGGAATAAAGTTCCTTCAGGACTTAGACAAGATAATTATAGACCCTGTTAGATGCCCCAATGCTGCACGTGAATTCAATGACTATGAAATTGAAATGGATAGAGACGGCAACCTTAGAGGGGAGTTCCCCGACAGAAACAACCACACTATAGATGCGGTTAGATATGCTATAGAAAATGAAATCCTTATGAAGAAGGCAAGAGCAGGAAAGAGGAGATTTTAAAAGATGTATTATACTTTCACGATTCCACGAGAAGAATTTGACGAGACAAACATAGACAGGAGCATGATCCTTCGTCTCATTAGCAAGCATTATAGTATTCGTGCTCCTGAGATATTGAAGAATGTCGGCTATTACTTTGGTAAGCATGCCATCATGAACAGGGAAAAGAAGTTCAAGAACCAGCCGAACAATAAGATCATGGTAAACCATGCTAAAGATATATCAGATACAGCAACGGGATATTTTCTTTCAAACCCTATAACATTTAAGAAGAATACAGAAGACGGTAATATTGACAAGCTGACAGGTGCTTTCGTTGATGCTGAAACAGATGATACAGATTCATGCAATGCTATCAATATGTCACGTGCAGGTGTCGCTTATGAGTATGTTTACTTATGTGAGCATGAAAGCAAGCTGATGACCAAGACACTTGACCCATTGTCAACATTCAAGGTTTTCGATGCTTCAATTGAGCAGCATGAACTATTCAGTGTTTATTATTCTATTGAAAAAGATGATTCTACTGACAGGTTCAATATCATCGCAACAGTAACAACTGAGAACTATGTCACAAGAATGGGAATCACATGCAATGAAGAATTCGAAAAAGGCGAGTTTTCAGAACTTGGTGAGCCTTATCCACATTTCTTAGGTGAGGACCCTATCATTGAGTATAGAAACAACATGGACTGCATTGGAGACTATGAACAGCAGATTTCTCTTATTGACGCATACAATACATTATGCTCTGACAGAATCAACGATAAGGAGCAGTTCATTGACGCAGTACTTGTTGTCTATGGTGCTCTTTTAGGTGATGACGATGAAGAAGCAACAAAAGCGCTCCAGGCTATCCGTAAGAATGGTGTTATGGAACTTCCTAGTGATGCACGCTCTGAATATCTGACTAGAACATTTGACGAGAACGCAGTGGAAACACTCAAGCGCTCAATAAAGGAAGATATCTATTCACTTTCTCATGTTCCTAATCTGACAGATGAAAACTTTGCTGGCAACAGTTCAGGAATTGCTATTCAATATAAGCTTCTAGCACTTGAGACCCTCACCAAGACAAAAGAGAGATATTACAAGAAAGGGCTTAAGAAGCGTATAAGAATGTTCTGTACTTACCTCAATCTAAAGGCGATTGCTGCTGATCAGTCAATGATTGAGCCTGTATTTACAAGAGGATTACCACAGAACCGTCTTGAATTATCACAAATCATTACGAATCTTAAAGGTGTTGTATCAACTAAGACGCTTCTTGCACTTCTTGACTTTGTTTCAAACGTTGATGATGAAATGAAAGAAGTCAAGAAAGAACAACAGGAAGCACTTGAAACACAGAAGCAGTTATTCGATACCGAAAATCAGAATACTCCTCCAGAAGATAAAGAAGAAACAGATGATCACGAGGAAGATGATAATGATGATAAAGACAAGGAATAATAGTGTTCTGTTATGACTAACATCAAAAATATAAAGTACTGGGAGATGCGAGAAGCAAGGAACATGTACAAGGATATGCAGTTAGCTGAGGACTGCGCTAAAGATTTGAGTGTAATCTATAGCAAGGCTGCAATCTACACTGCCAAGCAGATTGAGGGAATATTCAATAGATTCGCTTCAAAGCATCATCTAACAAGAGACGAGGCTATTAATCTTCTTTCAGAGGCTGACAGTAAAGATTTCGAAAAACTGCTTGAAGCATACAAGAATAAGACGGGTGCCCAAAAAAGAGAGGTACTGGCAGAATTGGAAGCCCCAGCATATAAGAATCGTATGAAGAGGCTAGATGATATTGATAAGTCAATAAACAGGCTAATCAATGCGGTTGCATCAAAAGAAAGAGATGCAATAGACAAGACAATGCGAAAGGTCTATGAAAGCAGTTATCACCATGCAGTATATGAAGCTGCAAGAATGAGTGGCCTAGATCTTCAGACAGGTCCCATTGATGAAGGCGCTCTTGAAACCATTCTGAAAAAGAAATGGTCAGGTCAGAACTATTCCGAAAGAGTATGGAACAATACTCAGAAGGTGGCCGATGCACTAAAAGAGGAGTTCATGATAGGAGCACTTACAGGAAAGACAGAGAAGGAAATGACCGACTCAATCAACGAACAGTTCCTATCAGGTAGAAATAAAGCTAGAAGACTTGTAAGAACCGAATCATCATACATTCACAATGAGGCGCACTTCCAGGCTTACAGGGATTACGGCATAGAGGAGTATAGATTTGTTGCAACACTAGACCTTAGAACGTCCCAAATTTGCCGTGAGAGGGACGGAAGTGTATACAGGGTGAATGATAAGAAGATAGGTGTAAACGCCCCTCCAATGCACCCATGGTGTCGTTCTACGACTATTATGAATCTTGACGATGAAACTATGCATAATCTAGAAAGATTTGCTAGAGACCCTGTCACAGGTGAAAGGATAAAGGTTCCAGCAGATGAGACTTATAAAGAGTGGTATCAGAGAATGGTTGAAAAGCATGGTGCTGAAGCGATTAATACGGCTGAGAAATTAGTTGAGAATCGTTCTAGTGACAGGAAACAGCAAATAAAATACCTCGATTTGTTGGGTAAGCAAAATATACCTTTATCACTATCAGAATTTCAAAATTTGAAGTATAATGATAAAGAGAATTGGTTACTATTACAAAAATACAAGAGATCGCGTAGCTCAGGAAAATTATCAGCATTTTCAACATTTGAAGACTATAAGAAGTATCGTAAAATCATACAAGATGAAATTGTTGGGCGTACAACTAAGGATGGAGTTGTAATAAAATCGCAAAGTGACCATTTTATCGAAAGAGTATTAGGGACAACTGAAAAAGAAGGCCCTCAAAAGAATAAGAAACGTGAAGGTGTTGAAATAGAGGATGTTATTTCTGCATTAACTGACCCAGAAAAAATAACCGAAAAAGAAAATGGTAAACGTATAAGCAGAAAGTATATAGGTGAAAACGTAGAAGTTACACTTAACCCTGATACTGGAAATTTAATTCAAACAAACCCTAAGAAAAGAGAGTGAATTGTGATGTACAAATTATTGGATGAAGATGTGAAATTATTGAAAAAGTTGCTTCTTATGAAAGATTGGAACCCGGAAGATGGTTATTCAAAAGAATGTGTTATTGAATATGTTAATGCGAATAGAGAACTAAATAATGAAGAGATTAATCAGATTCGTAATTACGTATTAGACAAGAATCTTGAATATGGATTTGATGATAATGAAGAACCTAATGAACTAGGGTATGCAACTGAAGAATTAGGCGATAGACTGTTTTATGCTATGGATGATTAGTTAAATCCTTTAGTTGATAAAAAGACAATGTGAAAGGACTTGGAATATATGGCAAGAGATGATTATCATGTAATTGTTTATCAGATTCTATCCTACCTGTATATGCAGCTAAAGCATGGGAAGGATATTGATGCATCACTCATAAGACATGACAGTAAATATCTGCAGATCAACAGAAAGTACTGGACTTATGTCATTGTGAATCTATTAAATGAGGGATATATCAGTGGGATAGTAATTGATAAGGATATAGACGAAAACATAGATATATACAATCTTGATAAATGTGAGATTACACCAAAAGGAATAGAATACCTTACTGATAATTCAACTATTGAAAAAGCCAAGCGATTTATGAAAGACTTGAAAGACATATTACCGTTCGTATAAGCCGACTATCTAGTCGGTTTTTATTTTGCTCAATTTCAAGAAAGGAGAACCATATGGCTGAAGGATTGAAACCACATCATCACCAGTACTTTGAGTATGACTGTAAAAGTCATTTTGACAGCCGTAGGCACGTCATTGTTAAGAAGGTGACATATATGTGCATGATATGCGGAAAACTCTCACACGAGACATATGAAGAGTACTGTCCGCCTCCCAAGGAAAGAAAACCTAAAGCATTGATGAAATACAGAAGCAGACAGAAGAGCGGTTGATGTTCTTCTTTTTTTCTGTTTGTCCATAACGTGCATATGACATTAAAAGGTGCATGGATATAACAGTCATACGGACTATAAACGGAGGAATTAAGTTATGGAATATATTAAGAATATGATGCCTTTGAACCTTCAGCTGTTTGCGGAAGAAGGGGAAGAGGGGGAAGATGATACAGGCGATGAAGGGAATCCCGATAATGCGCAGTCAGGTGAACCTGAAGATGGTAAAGCCAAAGTAACAACCCTCACAGAAGACGATGTGGACAGAATCGTCCAGAAGAGACTTGCCCGTGCAAGAAAGAAGTGGGATAAGGATCATACGGAAGCCGAAAGGCTTCAAAAGATGACAGATGATGAAAAGAAGCAGTATGAGGAAGACAAGAGAAAAGAAGATCTTGACAATAGAGAAGCAGCAATTACTCGTAGAGAATTGACTGCAGTTGCCAAGGAACAGCTTAATGCTGCAGGAGTTCCAGCAGACATGGCTGACTTCATTGACTACACTGATGCTGATTCCGTAAATGAATCTGTCAAGAGACTCTCTAAAGCATTCAAGGGAGCGGTTCAGCAGTCTGTTGATGACCGATTAAAAGGGAAAGCACCTTTAGACAAGGCAAAAAACAATGTATTGACTGCTGAAGAAGAGAATGCAAGAAAGGCATTCGCGAATGCACTTAAATTTTAGAAAAGAGGTATAGAACATGGCAATTAACACATTACAGTATTCAACTATTTTTCAGACTGAATTAGATAAACAGATGGAGCATCTCACTCTTACATCATGGATGGATGCAAATGCCGGACAGATTAAGTATGACGGTGGTGCAGAGGTAAAAATCCCTAAGATGTCATTAGTAGGCTTAGGTGACTATAACAGAGATGAAGGATATAAACAGGGTGCTGTCACTCTTGAATATGAAACATTCAAAATGACACAGGACCGTGGAAGAAAGTTCCTTCTTGATGCAATGGATGTAAACGAAACTAATTTTGTGGCATCTGCTGGCACTGTCATGGGAGAATTCCAGCGTTTACATGTTGCCCCTGAAGTAGATGCTTACCGTATTTCTAAGGTTGTTTCTGATGTTACAACGAAGAAATCAGCAAACATCCTAACAACTGCATTGACTGAACAGAATATTCTTTCTGAATTAGAAAAGGCAGCGGATACTATCCGTGATAAAGGATATCAGGGCGATATCATCTGTCATATTACATATGACACTTTAAGATTATTAAAGGAAAAGATGGTAAACAGCAACCTTACATCAGGTAAATTAACTATTGGAAATATCACATTAGACATCTATAAGCTTGATGAAATCACATTCATTCCTACACCAAAGAACAGAATGTATTCAGCTATCAAGGTTGATGCTGGAGCAACAAAAGACGCAGGTGGATATACAAAGGGTGAAACTGCTAAGAATGTAAACTTCTTAATGGCGCCAATCAATAGTGTTATCGGTGTTACTAAACAGGACAAGACAAGAGTATTTGACCCTGATACTAACCAGGATGCAAATGCTTGGCAGATTGACTATAGAAGATATCATGACTGCTGGGAAAAGGACAACATGCTTGACCTAATCATTGCTAACGTCTCAGCTGATGCATAATGATCATTGTAAAAAGAATCAACGTTGAAAGGGCCATCCATGAGGATGACCTTCAGCGTTATACAGAACAGGGATATCGTGTTATTGAAGACAAGAAGAATGATGAAGATACTCCTGTAGAAAACAATGAAGTGACGGACCTCAACGATATGACTGTTGACCAGTTAAAGACTATTGCAAAGGAAAAGGGCGTTAGCGGATATTCTAGTCTTGTTAAAAAGGAATTGGTCGCAGTTCTCACTAAGATGCAGGAGGAGTAATCTATGGATCTAGTTGAGATTGTTGCTGAAAGAACAGGAACGAGTCAGGGGCGTGCAAAAATCTATGTTGAAATGGCAAAACAGCGTGCTCTTGCACATACAAACCGCACTGTATACATCACTGCAATGGATTTCTGTGTGGCTGATCTAGCATGTGCCATGTACTTCAGAGAGGGCATGGTCGGAGAATCATCACATTCAGAAGGTGGCATCACATCTACTTTTCAGTCTTCCACTTATGAAGATATTCTCTCAACTATCAACAACTTGAGACTGATTCGTGCAGGAGGAATCGTTCACGAAAAGAAGCCGGAGGGGAACCAATGAGACTTTCATCGCTTAAGAACTATTCTGTATATGAGCCTGTCATCGAAAAAGATGGTGAAGGTGTCACTACTGAAAAGTGGATCAAGAGAAAATCAATGCTTCTTGAAGTATGGCCTGCATCCGGTAAATTACAGGCTGAAATGTACGGAGAGAGACTGAACTACATTTTTAATATGATTCTTCCTAAGAATAAGGATGATGATTTCAGACCCACTGAAAAGTGGGGTGTGAATGTCTATAATCAGTCAACCGATGAACCGGATTACAGAATCATCAGCATGAAGGAATATAACAGACACTATCTCTATGAACTGGAGAAGATTATTAAATGAGCCTCAATGGTGCTAATGAATTATTTAGAAAGCTTCGTGCGATAGATGCCGTTCTTGAGAATCCTGAACAGGTTCTTGGGAAGGCTGCAGAAACCATAAGAAGTGGGTGTGTTCTTGAATGTCCTGTAAATAATGGTGAATTAAGAAATTCCATTAAGACACGAGTTGAAGGCAACAAGGGATATGTCTATACAAATAAGGCATATGCTCCGTATGTTGAATTCGGAACAGGTCGAAAAGGTGCTGCAAATCATGCTGGAATATCTCCGTATGCGCATCCCTCTTATACTATGGAACCTTGGTGGATTCCTGAAGATAAGTTGTCTGATGGTGCGATAGAGAACTATCGTTGGGTAGTAATCGAAGTGAACGGCAAGAGATATTACAGGTCGGATGGACAGCCTGCACAGCCATTCATGTACCAGGGAGCAAAGAAGACTGAAAAGAAAGCAGTGAAGGATGCTGGTATTGTAATCAGCCAGTTAATTGAAAAGGATTAAAAGCATATGATCAACATTAAAGACAAAGTATATAAGGCTCTGACAGATGAAGGCCTTGAAGTCACTGATATCTATCCTAAGGACTGGGCAAAGCTTCCAGCAGTTCAGTATGTTGAGGAAGATAACAGCGTGGCAGAATGGACGGATGACAAGGAGCAGACATCACATGTCCTTTACAGAATCGAAATCTGGGATACTAAGAGTACATCGGATACAGCCTTGAAAGTTGATAAGGCATTATCAGCAATGGGGCTAAAGAGAGTATCATGCAGAGATATTGATGATGCATCAGGACTTAGACACAAGAAAATGAATTATGAAGCATATTATGATAGTGATTACATCTATCATGGTATGTAACTGATAAGGAGGAATTATATAATGCTAGCAAATGGCGCTAAATTATCTTATGACAAGACAAACAAGGGAACTTCTTTTACTGAACTTCCAGGGTTGAAGAAGCTTCCTGACATGGGAATTGAAAAAGAAAAGGTTGAAAACTCTTCACTTGATGATGCAGTTAAGGTCTATGAGTTTGGTATCGGAGACCCTGGAGACCTTGAATATACATTCAAGTATGACAACAGCAAAGCAACATCTTCATATAGATTAATGAGGGAACTAGAAAAAACAGGAGATACCGCAATGTTCAAGGAAACATTGAAGGACGGTACTACAACTACATTCTCAGGACAGGTCACTGTTAAAAGAGCAGGCGGCGGTGTCAATGATGCTATTGAATTCACTGTTGCAATCGCATTACAGTCTGAACTCACTGTTACTGACCCAACAGAAGTAGCAGCATAGAAAGGAAGATATAGATAAATGGAAGTAAAAGCAAAAAGAAAACCGTTCATTATTTGGAAGATTGGTGAAGAAGAATACAGATTAAAATTAACAACAGGAGAAATCTCAAGACTAGAACAGATGTATGGGGGAAGTCTTATCAATCTTCTTAATACAGAAACAGGCATGACACCATTATGCACTATGCTGGACATCGTTCACGGTGGTCTTCAGAAATTCAACAGCAACATCGACAGAAGCGATGTGAATGATATGTTTGATAGATACATCGATGAAGGTGGCTCACAGACAGAGTTCCTTAGTGATGTTCTTATTCCATTGTTCCAGGTATCGGGTTTTTTCTCTGGGGCTCTCGAAACGAAAATGGAAAAGGAAATGGCGGAAGCCAAGAAGAATCTCTAGAAGATATCCTGATTACAGATTACATATACAAGGCGGTCTATGATCCAGCGCTTGATGCTGGAGTAGACCCCTTTTCATTTTGGAATTATTCGTTAGATGAGCTATACGATATTATTTCAGCGCATGAAAGAAAGAAAAAAGAAATGGTGCGACAGGAAGCGATATCTCTTCAGATACAGGCTCTTCAGATAAGGGATTGTATTTCTGCTGTCCTTAATGGCAAGGATGATTCATTCACTCCTGCACAATTGTGGGACTTCTATCCTTCACTTTTTGAAGAGGATAAGAAAGAGTTTGAAAAAGAGAAGGAAAGAAAAGAGATTGCAAGCGCTAGATCTTCTCGTATTGCCTTCAGTAGAAGACATAATGAAGCACTAAGAAAAAGAAAGGCGGTGATGCAGAATGACGGTAGAGGAACTGCAGATAGTAATATCTGCTCAGACGAAATCAGCGAAATCAGAACTGAACAGCGTGAAGAATGAAGTCACCGGCCTAAAGAATCATGTTGATAAGGTCACAGGCTCAATTGGCAATTCATTCAAGAGTATCCGCAATATTGTGGCGGGTCTTGGTATTGCTTCTCTGATTAAATCAACGATATTAGGGAATGTTGATGCTGCAATCAAGAGAGTTGATACTCTTAGCAATTATAGCCGTGTGATGTCGAATCTAGGCGTTGGCAGTGTTCAAGCGAATGCATCTGTACAGAAACTAAGCAATAAGCTTATTGGCCTCCCAACAACCCTAGACGATGCATCGGGCGCAGTACAGAGATTTACGTCAGTAAACAGTAACATCTCTAGATCAACAGATATGTTCCTTGCACTAAATAATGCTATTCTAGCCGGCGGTGCAAGTTCCGAGATACAGAAATCAGCCTTAGAACAGTTGTCACAGTCATATGCTAAGGGTAAACCTGATATGTTTGAATGGCGTTCAGCGATGACTGCAATGCCTGCACAGATGAAACAGGTGGCTGAGGCCATGGGTTTTGTCAATGCTTCAGCATTAGGCGAGGCATTAAGAAACGGAACTGTATCTATGGACCAGTTCATGGATACAATTATGAAGTTAAATACACAGGGCATTAACGGCTATCAGTCATTTGAGGAACAGGCAAGAAATGCGACAGGTGGAATTGCTACATCAATCGCTAATATGAGAACAGCTATTGTTAGATGTATGTCAGATGTAATGAACACAATCGGGCAGTCTAATATTGCTGGATTCTTTACCAATATTGCAAAGGCAATTAATTCCTGCGTCCCATATGTTGTTGCATTCACTAAAGTTGTTATGGTCGCCGTTGGGTATCTGACGGCACTGTTTGGTGGCAAATCAAAGAAGTTAAGTTCTTCTTTTGGTGGAGTGTCAAACAATGCTAAGAAGGCAGCAGGAAACACAGGGGCTCTTGCAAAGAATATGAACGATGCTTCCAATAGTTCACAGAAGCTTTCTAAAGGGGCAGGTGGAACAGGTAGCGGATTAAAGAAAGCGGCAGGAAATGCTTCTAAACTCAAGAAGGAATTGAAAGGAGCTCTTGCTGGATTCGATGCAATCAATAACATCAATTCAAGCAATAGTTCAAGTGATCCGTCTTCAGGTGGCTCAGATGGCTCAGGCGGTGCTGGTGGTTCCGGTGGTGATATCGGCGGATTCAGCATGGATGACAGTGGTGCAAAAGAACAGAAAGGGCTTCTTGAAGAAGTAGACAAGCAGTTAGAAGAAATCAAGAAGAAGGTTGCTGAATTCTTCCAGCCATTAAAGCAGTCATGGGATAAGTTTGGAGCGCCAATGATTGCAGCTGCAGTATATGCATTTAATGGCGTCAAGAACCTTCTTATGGAAATCGGCAAGTCAATGTATACAGTGTGGGAAAACGGCACAGGCGCAAAGACTGTCGAACTGATATTGAAGATATTCACTAACATCTTCAAGATAATTGGCAACATCTCCCAAGGACTGGCCGATGCATGGAATACTTTCGGTCTAGGTGATTTAATCATCCAGCGTTTATGGAATATCTTTAACTCTATATTGAAGATCATCAATGAGATTCTGAAAATAGTTAGAGATGTTACTAAAGCGATTAACTGGACTGCTGTATTAGTTGCAGTGTATGGGGTTCTTAGTATCATTGATGGGTTATTCTCTTTCATAGCAGATAATGTAGGTCTTATTCTTAGCATTCTTTCAGCTATTGCTGGATTATCATTGTTTTCTACTCTTGCTGGTATTCTTGGCACTGTTATCACACAGATACAGCTTGCAGTGGGAGTCTTTTCAGGATGGGCATCACTTGCAACTGCATTGAGCGGTGCGTTCGGAATTCTTCCACAGATATTCGCATCTATTGTAATGGCTGTGAATCCTGTAAATGTCATCATTGGGGCAGTCATTGCTACGGTGGCAGATCTATGGAAAAAGAGCGAGGACTTTAGAGATGATATAGTAAGCATTCTAGGAAATATTGCTACTATTGTTCAGAAGGTATTTCTAAATATTGTGGCACCTATCATTGATACAGTTGGTAAAATCATCATGGATTTTGTGGAAACTGTTCTCACACCATTGTGGAACGCATGGGAGAATGTATTCCAGAGCATAATGGGGTTGGTAAGTGATTTCTTAAAATTCGTCACACCAATCTTCAGTACGATTCTTGATATTCTAGGACCTATATTCCAATTGGCTTTAACACTATTGAGAGGTACATTCGATATGGTATTTGCTGCAATTAGGGGAATTATTGAACTTGCAGACAAAACAATCTGCGAAAGAGTCAACAATATCAGAGAATTCTTCCGTAATCTAGGTGAATGGATGGAAGGAACTTTTGGTTTCAAATGGAAGAATGTGTTTGAAACGGTTAAGAATGTTGTCAAGGCGTTCAGAGACTTCATGGGTCCTATCATTAATTCATTGGAAGTTGTTTTCTTGGGTCTTACTAGCTTTATCAGTGGTGTATTCTCAAACAACTGGAGAAGAGCGTGGTTTGGTGTCAGACAGATATTTGAGGGTATTGTTTCCGGATTAAGCCACATCTTCAAGGCTCCATTGAATTTCATGATTGATGGAATTAACAAATTCTTAAGTGGTATCGGCAAGATAAAGATTCCTGACTGGGTTCCTGGTGTCGGTGGAAAAGGATTCTCAATTCCTAGGATTCCTAGACTCGCAAAAGGTGGTATCGTAAGTGCATCCACTATTGCCAATATTGGTGAAGCAGGAACAGAAGCAGTAATACCATTACAGAGAAACACACAGGGACTTGATATGATTGCTGAAAAGATTTCAGAAAGATTATCACTTTCTCAGAATGACGGCACAGGCGCTACCTACGTCATTAAATTGGTACTTGATGATGGCAGAGTAATCACTAAGATGGTGATTGACAATATCAAGGACTATGAAGCACGCACAGGCAAGCCTGTATTTGACTATTAGGAGGTGGAATAAATGGCAGATGAAGCGAAAATCAAGATAAACGGAACACTTATTCCGACTCCTTCAGAGATTAGCGTAGAAATCAATGATTTAGATTCGGATAGTGTCAGACCTGTTTCAACAGGCATCTTAAGAAGAAATAGAATACGTTCTAACATGCTTAAAATCACATGTACATATAAGTTGAATACATTCACAGATGTAATGAATATTCTGAAGGTACTCACTCCGGCAGAGTTCACAGCAGAACTCTACATTCCTGATCATGGTATCAGAGGAACCAAGAAGATGTATGCTTCAAATAAGAAGTACAATTATAAGAGAGTGCAGTCTGGTCTAAAGGCGGATTCATTCTCTTTCTCTCTGATTGAGGTGTGATCATATGCTTATAAAATATGGAGAGACAAATGTAACGGACAGACTTCTTGATTATAAGATGTCTGTCTCTTTTGCTGACTGCCGTATGATAGGCAACGTGCCATCGATTGAACTGACAATGAAGTTCGATAACTATGACGGCATTCTTGACAATATCGACATCAGCAAGTACTGGGAAGTCAATGAGAATGATGCATCTGATACAAGATACTTCAAGGTGTATGATCAGCCGGAGAAGTACACCAAGGAACTCACTCTTAAGATGTACGACAACAATTATTCTCTTGACAAGGCATACGATACTAAACTGTCTTATCCTGTCACTATAAAAGACCAGCTAGACGAGATTGAAAGTCTGACTGGTCTTTCTATTATTCGTGAAGGAATACCGCAGTACGTTCTTGATAAGAGCGTATCATGGTACGATAACACGATTGTGATAAGAGACTATCTTGGGTGGATTGCTGAACTGTTTGCAGCAAATGTCTATGCAGAGGGAATTGATTCTATTAGGTTTGTTCCTATTGAAAAGAGCGCCTTTGCTGCTACACAGGATTTAACGGACTATGAGAAGAATGAGGTGTATACACTCACAAGAGTATATGCTGAAAATGGTCTCAATCCTCTTTCTAAGGGTGATGAGACAGGCAATACGCTGTTTATTGATTCAGCAAATCTATATGCAGATGAACAGAGCATTATAGACAGCATCTATGACAGACTTAAAGGATTGACTTTCAATCAGGTGAAGAATGTCACGATGATATCAATTGATAACCTTCTTCCTGGTGCTCTAGTCAATTATAACAGTAATGAATTCACTTTCTTTGTATCGGATCTAACTGTTAATTACAAGGGTGGACAGTTCTCTATGTCTACGGTTGACGGCAGTGTGACAACAAAGAATGAAGAAAAGACAGTGAATCGTGTATCTAATACAACACGAATCAGAAAGCTGCAGGTCCAGCAGGACCAGGAATCATTGAAACTAGATATAATCGCAAAGGAACAGGAAGGCATCAATGACAAGATGGCTCAATTAAGCCTGTCTAATGAGAAGATATCGCTAAGGGTTTCAGAAGTTGAAGAAAAGGCTGGAGAAGCAATCAAACAGGCACAGGGTTCAGTTAAGAAGTTTGTTTGTGAGTATGCTAGTTCAACAGATGGAGCTACACCTCCCGAAACAGGTTGGTCAGAGACTGCACCGACATGGCGTCCTGGATTCTATATATGGCAGAGAACTGCTACGACGATCAACAATACCGTCACATACAGTACACCAGTATGTATAACAGGTGCAAAAGGCGAGGATTCTATATTGTTGTGTATAGAGTCATCAAATGGCACGACGTTCAAGAACAGTGATGTGGCAACTATATTCACAGTGAATATCTATGTGGGTGGAGTTGTGATTGATAACTCTTCAAAATTGAGAGAAACATTTGGAGATAATGCCTATCTGCAGTGGTTCATTAAAAGGCATGGAGAGACAGAATTCAGCAAGATTCCGTTAGATGATACAAGACTCAACGATAACGGGTTCATGTTTACTATTTCAGCAAAAGACATTAAATTCAAGGCAGTAT